AGCAAAGAGCAGCCGCAGCGGCTAATCTAGCAAAGGCAAGAGCAGCAAAGAAACCTGCTGCATATAAAAGTATTGCAGCTAATGTTGTTGCACTAGATGATGACCACGGTTTATCTCTAGTTAACGTAAAGAGATATATCAAAGCAACCACAGAAAAAATGGCAGCATTAAGACGTGGTATCCAAACTGGTGAGAGAGGTGCAATTGCTAAGTATGAATCGGCAAGAGTATACAAAAACCATTGTCAAACATATCTAAGAGAAGGTGTATGGTCTCTTGATTTCTATGGTGAAGATGAAGAGAAGCCTATTTATTGGGCTACACTTGTTCCAGCTTATGACAAAGATGGGAATCAAAAATGAGTGAGGATCTAAATAAGAAAGCATTCTCAGGTTTAGTTGAAACATATGTACGTACTCACAGAGGCTGTCAATACATGGATGCTGTCATAACGGCATGTGAGGACAACGAGATCGATCTTAGGGACAGTAAAAAACTGATCTCAAAGGAAATAGTTGACCACATTGAGTATGAAGCAAAGAAACTTAATCTACTGCAAGGTGGACATTCAGCAATGTTGCCTATATGAGAATGACAGGATATGAGGCCTTTACATTACATAACGCAATTAACCTCCACTTTAATGGATCTTACGATTGCTTTAAGTATAATTTTAAAACTAACGTAACTGAAAAGACGTATTGGAAAAGGCCAGATAAATTTCAGTTAACGAAGATTGGTAAAAGGTTTAAGAGTAAAGATGATATTATTATGTACTTTGCTGCACATCAAGTAGCAGGTAATAAGTACAGCGGTGATATGATCAGAGACGAAGAGACTTATACCAAGTTCCTAAAAGTTATAGATAGTATGTCTTATGTATTTAGGAATGAGCTAGAACAGATTTCAGATGTAAAGTTTGATGATCTCTTGGAGATAGAAGAAACATATCCAAGAATTGTCCAGCTTCATCTCGAAGGCACGGTTTCATTAGAGACTGTGTGTATTATCAATAAGCTTACAGGATTTATTGATAGGGCGAACAAACAGATCACAGAGACTATTCTATGGCCTGATTTGTTCAAGAAGATATCAAAGTATCAATCTTTCTTAAAGTTTGATGACAATAAGTTTAAAAGGATTATTGTTGATATCTTTAAATAAGTATGTACTTTTGCAAAAAGTATGTTATAATATACAATGATACAAATTAATATAAATTTTTAAAGGAGAAGTATAATGAGTTTTGCAGACTTAAAGGCGAAAGCTAATGACATGAGCGCATTAGTTGGTGCGGCCGGAACAGGCACCAATGAGAAGAAATCATATGGCGACGATCGTATGTGGAAACCCACGGTAGATAAAGCAGGTAACGGTTATGCTGTTATTCGTTTCTTACCGACTGTTGAAGGTGATGACTTACCTTGGGCTAAATACTGGGACCACTTCTTTCAAGGACCAACTGGACAATGGTATGTTGAGAAATCACTTACTACTATTCAGAAGGACGATCCTGTGTCAGAGATGAATTCTAAACTTTGGAATACAGGTATTGAAGCTGACAAAGATTTAGCACGTAAGCGTAAGCGTAGATTACATTATGTGTCAAATATCTATGTTGTCTCAGATCCTGAGAATCGTGAGAACGAAGGTAAAGTATTCTTATATGGATACGGTGCTAAGATCTTTGAAAAGATCATGGATAGCATGCAACCTAAGTTTCAAGATGAATCACCAGTTAACCCATTTGATATGTGGAAAGGTGCTAACTTTAAAATGAAGATCGCTAATGTTGCTGGTTACAGGAACTATGACAGATCTGAGTTTGCTGCTGCTGAAGCGTTACATGCCGATGACAATGTGCTCGAAGGTATTTACAATAAGCAGTATGCACTAAGTGAGTTTACTGATCCATCATCATTTAAATCTTACAGTGAACTTAATCTTAAGTTGACACGTGTGTTAGGTGAGGAAGTAAAGATGGCAGCAGTCGAAGATGATGCTCCATTTAATGATGCACCTGCAATGTCTGATCCTGTTGCAACTGCAGCAGATCCAATCGCAAGAGCGGATTCGGACAATGATGACACTATGAGTTATTTTGCTAAACTAGCGGCTGAAGCATAATGTTACAAGATACTATTGTTTGTAAA